GTGTTTGGCACGAACGACTACGGATCTACTGAAATTGACCCGATGCTTATCCGGTGGTCTGATCAAGAAGACCCGTTCACGTGGACGCCTGCTGCCACTAACCAAGCCGGTAGCCTCAAGTTGTCGCATGGTTCAGAAATCATCACGGCGCTGCAAACCCGTCAGGAAATCGTAGTCTTTACCGATTCCTCGCTCTACTCGCTTCAATATCTCGGGCCACCGTTTGTTTGGCAGTCTCAGTTGTTGGGGGACAACCTCTCAATTATCGGCCCGAACGCTGCCACTATTGCTTCTGGCGTGGTGTACTGGATGGGTGTAGACAAGTTCTACGCGTACGACGGGCGTGTGCAAACGCTCAACTGCGACTTGCGCCGGTTCGTTTTCAGCGACTTTAACCAGTACCAGACCCAGCAAATCTTCTGTGGTACCAACGAGGGCTTCAACGAAGTCTGGTGGTTCTACTGTTCTGAAAATAGCAACACGGTTGACCGGTACGTAATCTATAACTACTTGGAACGTATCTGGTACTACGGCACGATGGCCCGGACGGCTTGGCTGGATTCTGGCTTGCTGCCTTACCCGATTGCGGCTACGTACAACAACCACCTCGTGCAGCATGAAGTCGGCGTGGATGACTTTGAAACGGGGTCGCCGGTAGCCATCGAAGCCAACATCTCTTCGTCCGAGTTTGATATTGGTGACGGGCACAACTTTGGCTATGTGTGGCGTGTGCTGCCTGACCTTACGTTTACTGGGTCTGAGCCTGCTGGGTCTGCGTTTGGCAGTGTGGTGTACCCCACCCCGGAAGTATCCATGACGCTTTACCCCATGCGGAACTCAGGTTCGGGCACTGGCTACCCCGGCTCTCAAGACGTGATAAAGGGTTCTACCTACAACATCACCGAAGAATTTACCGGACAGATCTACACGCGGGTGCGTGGTCGGCAGTTGATCTTCAAGATTTCGTCTGATCAGGTAGGCACCACGTGGCAGCTTGGCGCTCCGCGAATCGATATTCGTCCTGACGGCAGGCGTTAATGACCAACAAGATTGTCACGACCGAGTTTACGCTTGAGCGGGTGCCACCACCCAACCTACCGCTTGCCCCGGTGCAGTACGACTCTCGGTATCACGAGTCATTCAACAACATCCTGCGCCTTTATTTCAACCGGTTAGACAACTTTTTGGCAAAACTTATGGCAGACGGAACCAGTATCCCAGTTACGTTCCCCGGTATGGAGGTGGACGCGTTTGGGCGGTTGCGCGTCAGCAACCCATTCTCCCTCTTTGATAGCCAAAACCGGTATGGTAAAGACCCGCAGTTTGATGAGTCTACGGCTACTGGTGGCACGAGCACGTATCTGCCAAACGAGTCTTCGGTGCAAATGGCGGTTACTACGACTTCAGGTTCTGAGGTAGTTCGCCAGACGTATCGGGTGTTCCCGTATCAGCCGGGTAAAAGCCTCTTGGTGCTGGCGACGTTTGTGATGGATGCAGGCAAAACCAACCTGCTTCAGCAAGCTGGGTACTTTAACGATGACAACGGGGTGTTTTTCCAAAAGACGGGCACCACCAATCAATTTGTGCTGCGCAGCAACATCACCGGCACCCCCAGCGACGCTCGGACGGTAGATCAGGCTGATTGGAACGGGGACAAACTGGATGGTACGGGGGAGAGTGGGTTTACGCTTGATACCTCCAAGGCTCAGATCCTGTTCTTGGATTTTGAGTGGCTCGGTGTGGGCTCGGTGCGTTGTGGATTTGTAATCAACGGGCAATACATTATTTGCCACACATTTGAAAACGCCAACGACATCACCAGCGTTTACATGACTACGGCGATCCTGCCGATTCGCTACAGGATAAAAGCCACCAACACCCTGTCTGGCAGCGCCAGCATGAAGCAGATTTGCGCCTCAGTAATTTCTGAGGGGGGCTACGAACAAGCTACTTCGGAACAGTTTGCTCGACAAAACACCGTATTAGGTTCAATTAGTACAACTTTTCTACCTCTTGTATCTATTCGACTTAATGCAAGTTCTTTGGGGGCAGTTGTTCTTCCGCAGTCGTTCCAAGTGCTTCCAATAACTAACCAGAACTATGAGGTCGCGCTGGTCAAAAACACCACTCTGACGGCTGCGTCTTGGAACACCACCACGTTCAATAACGTGGATTACGACGTATCGGCAACCGCCATGTCCGGGGGCACAATCGTCCAGCAGCAGTATGTAACGTCCTCGGCGCAGGGTCGGGCGACGGTTTTGGCCCCCACCGGGTATAACTTTGACCTGCAATTGGGCGTGTCCTTGGCGGGGGTAAGCGACATTTACACGGTTGCCATTCGGACGGTATCTGGGGCCACCAGCGGGAGTGCTGTTGGTGCGCTGGCTTTTATCGACTTGACAGACTAGAATTACTCGTGGTTAGAGGAGAATTGTATGGCTGAACTTCTTTTATTGGCGGCAGAAGTTGCTGCTCCCGAAGCTCTTGCGGCGGCTGGTGCGGAGGCGGGGGCTGAAGTTCTTGCTGCGGATGCTCTGGCTTCTGCTGGTGGTGCGGAACTTGGCATTCCCCAGCTTCTTTCTGAGGGAGCGTTTAATCCCACCACCAGTTTTATGTATCCCCAAGAAGCATATTCTCCATTTGGCAGCCCCGAACTTTTCCCGCCATCAGAATTGCCGCCCGGAGGGGTCCCAGAAGTAACGTCTAACGCGCCGTATCCCTATTACCCAAGTGGCCCAGAAGCTACGCCACCCGGAATGCCAGAAAGCGTGCCACCCGCACCCGTTGATCCCTATACCCCAAGTGGCCCAGAAGCCACGCCGCAACAAATGGAAGAAGCCCTCCGTAGGGCGCAAGAACAAGGCGGTATCAAAGATCTCCTTAAAGACCCACTTAATAAACTTGACGCATACGTAAAAGCCAACCCGTATAAATCAATTTTTTATGCTAACACGCTTCTTGAAGCGTTGAAAAAGCAAAAAACCCAAAAGCCACCGACATACTCCGGCCCGCAGATCCTTAACCGTTATCGTTGGGCTGGTAAGCGCGGGGGCATTGCTTCTCTCGCGGGCGGTGGGCCTGCCCTACCCGGTTATGACATGGCGGTTGGTGAGCAGGCCATGTACCCGCAGCCTTATGCGCGCGGTGGTATCTCGGATCTCGGCACGTACTCGGATGGTGGTCGGATGCTCAAGGGTCCCGGCGATGGCATGTCCGACAGTATTCCCGGCGTGATTGCCAACAAGCGTCCTGCGCGTCTTGCGGACGGTGAATTTGTGGTGCCCGCCGATGTCGTGTCTCACCTCGGCAATGGATCTACCGATGCGGGTGCAAAGCAGCTTTACAAGATGATGAATAAGGTTCGCTCTGCGCGTACCGGCACTACAAAACAAGGCAGGCAGATTAACCCCCGCAGGTTCATGCCTGCTTAAGAAGGAGAACGATCATGGCTGGTGGCGGATTCGGTGGCGGGCAAGGAACGGGGTTCGGTGGCGGTAATGCACCGGGTGGTTTGAGCGGCACCATGACGCTTCAGGGTGGTCCGGCTTCTGATTTTGAACCCGGCGGGCGTTTTGGTGGTGGGATGGGAATTAGGGAGGGTGAAGGTAAATTCCTGAAAAGCGATGACCCCTTCTTTATGGGTGGGATGGGTGATGGAACTAAATCCACAGGGTTTCAACCCTCTCCTATTCCGAGCTTTTATGAGACTCCTTCCAACGGTTTTAATCCGTATGGCGGCGGTATGGGCTACGGCGGCGGTATGGGCGGGTTTGGTGGTGGCATGCCTATGTACGGCGGTGGTTACGGTATGGGTTCGCCGTTTGGTGGTTTTGGTGGTGGGTTTAACCCGTACGGCGGTTTTGGTGGTGGATTTAGCCCGTACGGCGGTATGGGTGGTTTTGGTTCACCGTTTGGTTTTGGTGGTATGGGCGGCTTTGACCCGTACGGTGGTGGTTTTGGTGGAATGAAAGGCGGCTTTGATCCGTATGGTGGTGGGATGGGCGGATTCAGCCGTGGCTTTGGTTCGCCGTTCGGTGGCCCGATGGGCGGGATTCGTGGTCGGTTTGGTGAGGCTGGTGGGATGCGTGGTAATTTTAAAGGCCCAGCCCAACTTCCCCCCGAGGTTCTTACCGCTGCTCGGCCAGCCGCCCAACTCGAACCGGCACCTGACATGCTTACTGGTGGCCCTGCGGAAGTGGTTCAACCAAAAGCTGCTACCCCAGCACCGGGGTTCGCTAAACCACTCACTATCCCGGCGGCACCATCTATGTCTTCCCGTCCTGCTTCGGATATTAAGGATGGGTTTGGACCTGCTGCTCCGCAACCGCCGTTTGTCCCAGAGGGTGGAATTGGGCAGTACCGTGGTCAATACGCCACACCAAACCCCGGTCAAAACGACATGGGGCTGAAGCCTCTCCCTCCGGCAACATCCGCGCAGAATGCGTATGACCAAGCGTTGAATCAGTACAACTCGCCGGAGTACGCTGCTTATTACAATTCGCTCGCACCTTCAACCCGTGCGTTCATGAACAAGCCGGGAGATCCAGCCCGGGGTCAGTATCTGGCTGAACAGGCGCGTAGCAATTATCAAGCGTTTGGTCCGGGTGGTGGGTTTAACAGACCCCTGCGTGCCGGTGGGATTGCTTCCCTCATGAAGCACCGATGAAATTAAAAGTAGCCCCGGTTGGCGTCAATTACGTCCATCAAACATGGCCCTTTGTCAGAAAATTTGTAGAGGATTCGCTGTACATAGGGCATCCGTTCCCAGAGGAAACTGCTTCGTATA